CACGTATTATTAACAAAATTTACCACTGGCAATAACAAATACAAAATGTTATATGCTGCTAACATGATGTCACAGATAGCAACAGATTACCAAAAACGTTTCAAACCAAATTCAAGACTATACGAGATAATCAAAAAAGAGTTCGGACAAATGCATTCAATTCGATTGACTGGACGTAAACTCACCGACGAACATAAAGCAAAGATTGCAGAAGCAGGACGAGGTAGAACTAATTCTCAAGAAACTGTGGAAAAACGAAGAATATCATGCACCGGAAAAAAACGCACACCAGAACAAAAGGAACGTATGCGTCAGGCACAGTTAAATCGAAAACAAAAAACTATTGAAGAAAAATTAGTAATATCAGAAAAGATATCAAAAGCTCGCAAAGGAAAATCAACAGGACCTAAGTCAGAAGAGACTAAACAGAAACTGTCTAACGCACTCAAAGGAAAATCAACAGGACCTAAGTCAGAAGAGACTAAACAAAGAATGCGTAAACCAAAATCAGAAGAACACAAAAAAGCAATTTCAGACGCACGTATTGCAAAATACAAAGCAATAAAAGAATCAATGAAAGATGTCTAAAGACATCTGTTGTTTTCGCTATCGCTCAACAACAGTTTATTTGAAACACAAGAGCGAAGCGATTTAATACTCATCTAGATTAATCGGTCACACTTTGCCCGCACAGGGCAAAGAATGTTCTCATCTGAGTAGCACAGTCACTAGCATTGGGGTGTTTTGCAGAGGCGGTTGTCCGATACCTCCATCCCCGTTCTTATCACAACGGCGTTTATACTCCCAAATGCTAGCTTGGGCGTATAAAGTGTAGCATCGCTGCTACGTCTTTTTAGCTCTACGAATTCTGTTCAAACAATCAAATGGCGGCATTTGCCATCGTCGTCCTGTTAAGGATAGTGATTGAGTGCTCGCTAGCGCGGCGAGGCTTCCACTCCCTGTGATCCGAGATCCAGGTCTAGGGCACACGATGTTGGCTTGTGCTGGCCTTAACTGCTTAATTTGTCTTTGATGTGACTACCATGAACACGCACCTGAATGTGCCCGTTGTAGTAGTCGGCTGATTCTAATACACGTCTGGAAAATTGTTCTCTTGCTTCAATATAGCTGCACTCTGATTTTGATCGACAGTAATAAAGTATTTCTCGTTGAAAATTGTCTTTGCCAAGAAGTTCTACGTCCCGGGTGAGTTCAGGGCTTGAACCATAGTAGTCTCGCCAATCTGAATCCACCTTGGTGCGAATCTTGCGTTTCTTTTTGTTGCCGTTTTTGAGTTTTACTGTTTTCTGAGTTGTCTTTGAGAACTTGGCTAGTTTTTTGCCTATGTATTTGCGATTGTTTGTGATGTTGGTAATCAAGTAAACAAAGCCCACACAATCTTCTGGGAGAGTTTCCACTGGTTGATTGTTGTATAGCCATGTCATTGGACATGTAATTAGTCCGTGTGATCAAAGTTTACGTAAAAAGTTGCCTCTTCAATCGCAGTATTGTTACTTACTGAAATTGCGTATTCTATAAAGTTGCCTATATCTTTTAAATTAACACCGTTGCCAGTCCAGTTTGGTCTGCTGCGGCTGAGTTCGGTGTCAAGTCTATCCAATGTAATCAGTGTTGTTTTGAATGGAACTATGTTTTGTTTGAATGCCTGTGTGCCTTGTCGGCTTGCGTGTTCTAGTGCTGCCTTGCTTACTCTATAAGTTTCAAATCTGGGTTCAGGTGCCACAATGGTTTTGCTGCCTGAACTACCAATGTTAAAAATGTGTCCTGTTTTGCCTGCGGTCTTCCAAGCGTCATACACAGCAAAATACAGTTGTGCTTGAGCAAAGTTGGCCCAGTCTTCTTGTGGGGGGCCGTCAAATGCATTGTTGACAAACACATCAAAGTCTAAACTGATCTCTGCAATTTCCTTGACGTTCTTTGTGATGTCGTAGCCCTGCGCCCTGCTGATACTGGTGCCTTTGAATTGTTCTACTAGATGTTTGCCCAGGCCTCGATTGCCACCTGTGATAAAAAATGTTTTAGTCATTCGAGTTTGATCCCATACCTTTTGAAATTGCTTGCCGCAGGTCATTGCACATTCAAACAATCGTTCAGGAAATGTATTATATGACCAACTGCGCACAAGATCCGACCAAAATGAGTTGGCAAATATGTCTTGCAGTGACCGATTGTGTATGTTTAAGTTATCTGCACCGTAACGGTCCACAAACTCCTGAACTTGATTTTTACCGTTGACTGTGCTGAGTTCGTGGCTGCAAGGCAATACCGCAGGATCTCTAAATCTAGCATCGCTGAGGTTATGATTCAACATGTTGCATGGTAATACCAGTCCATTGGCATTGATAGCAACTTTGTTGCCAGCCAAGGCATCACAACAAATTTCTGTGGTAGCAAAATAATCATTAATGTCTGAATACCGCTTCTTTAGTTCCGGTAATATGGTCATGCTTCGATTTTTATAGGAAGCAAGATTTGTGGGTTCCAGCACATATTCAGTGGCACCAGTTCGCGATTGCACAGGCCAACTGTCAAACTCTTGCATGGTTTGATGATTCAAAAATCTTCCTGTGGCACGATGTTTGAACTCGCGGAAGCCCAACTGTTGACTTAACTGTCTTGCAGATTCAACTTGATGTTGGTTGTGCTGAAAAACAATGTAGTTCCACACAGCACGGCCACCTGCATTGATATAGGCTCGTGCATTGGCAATGATCTTGTCAAAGTCTGTGTTTCTTCTATACAAATGGTTGGTATCTTCTAGGCCATCGATGTTGAAGTCTACTTGTCCGTGATCTCCAATGATCTCAGCCATCTCCTGCCAATACTGTGTGTCGTGAGCGCCGCCGTTGGTATGAATATACAACCATAATGTGGGGCATTTGTTTCTAAAATCTCGCAGTATATCTAAGAAGTCTGGGTGCATGATAGGATCACCGTAACTGCCGCAAAAGAATACTTGTCGCAAACGACTGCACAACTCGGGAGTGAACGCACGATCTATAACATCACGTGGCAGGTGCTCCAGGACAAGGTGCGGATTAATGCCAGACCCGTTGTTGTTGCGCGGGCACTGAGGACATGCCGCATTACAATATGTGGTAATCTCCAGCTGGTATTCGTCAATGATATTGAAATCAAACATCAAATTCGACTTCCTTTTGCCATTGATTACTGAAACTGGTTTCAACATTGCTGGTTCCACAAGTATTCATGCACACAATGTTTGGTTGCAAGCTGGACCAAGAATTTTTAACTTCGTCAAAGTCAGTGACAAAATCTTGTTGCCTGCATCCAAGCCAACAGCATGGACTCATTCGGCCCTGTGCATCAATATACACACTTTGTTCGTTGAGTGCATGACAATTTATTTTTGTGCCTTGAACTTTTGATGATTGCCAACCAATGGGCTGCTCAAATCTGTCGGTAAATCCTCGCCGTGATACTTTGGCACGGAACCAACTAAAGCCCATGTCTCGAGCCAGCTGTTCACATTCGTCTACTTGGTGTTGATTGTGCCGATATATCAACATGTCCCAATGTGCCGAACCGCCTGCAGCAATAAATGCTTCTGCATTGGCCATCAGCTTTGCCCAGTTAACATTGATTCTGTAGGTAGAGTTGGTTGATTCCAGTCCGTCGATGCTGAATACAACATAGTCGTGAGATTGGTTGAAAATTCTTCCCAGTTCGTGCCACCACAAGGTGTTTTGTAATCCTCCATTGGTGTTCATACCTAGCACAATGTGTTTGTTGAGTTTGCGGAACTCTCTGTAGATGTCCAATGTGTGCTTGCCAGCAGCTGGGTCGCCGTAGTTGCCGCACATGAACATTTTGTCCAAAGCAGCAATACGGTCAGCATCAAACACCTGCATGATTTTGTCCATGTTCAGGTGCTGCTGTTTTAACTTGTTGAAGTTCTTGTCGGTTTCTCTAGCACACAGTGGACAGGCGGCCTGACAAACATCGGTGGGCTCTAGATGCAATACTTTGATACTATGCGATGTCAACATCTGTATTATAGTTTGTAAAGCCGTTTTCTTTGACGACCTTGAGAATGTTTTCTACCCGCCCGGCCAGCTCATCTTTATGACTCACTAGCCAAATGCTCTTGTGACGCTCACGACTCATCTTCTTCAACAGAGACAGACCATTTTCTACTCCCTGTGTGTCTAGACCGTTGTCCATGAGTTCGTCGATGAACAGTAGATTGATGGGATGATACAGACTTTCCCAAACATCACGGAATGCCCAGCTCATGCTCAAGATTAGACGTGTGCGCTCACCGCGACTCAAGTTGTCAAAATCCAGTTCGCGACCCAGTTCTTCGATGCTCACAGTCAAATCGTTTTGAAACTTCACTGTGTGTGGCAAGCCAATTCTATCCAGGTAGTGTGTGAGTCGTTGATTCAAATAGCTCAAGTTCTGTTCGATGATCTTTTTACGCACAAACGAATCCTTGCTGGTCAACAGTTTGAGCAAGAACTCTTGGTGTTCCTGTAACCTTGTGAGTTCGTTCAAGGAGTCATAGCTCACCACCTGCAGGGCCTGACCCTGCATGTCCTCGATCTGCTCGCCGTAGGGATCAATTTCTGCAGACCTGGTGTCAAGACTCCGGCGCAGACTTTCCAAACTGTTGCGATGATTCAGTGCATCTTCTAACGTGTCATAAAATACTGTGGGAGCCCGGCCCAGTTCGCCTAGTTGTTGCAATGTGTCTTGATGTTGTTGTCTCTGAGTATCGTTGGCCAGCAACTGTAGCGCAGATTCCTGCAATGCGGCTTGTTTGGCAGTTCGGATCTCGTCTTGTTTAGCATCATGAAGATCTTGTCCACAAGCATAACACTTGTGATCGTCCAGTGATGCAATTTCTTTGTCTAATTTTTCTACAGTTTTCTGTAGCTTGGCATCATCGGCAGCAATTGCACGAATGTATTTTTCTGCATCTTCGCGAGCCTTGCGTCGCTGATGATAGGAATCAAGATCTCTGTGGGACTGTAATTCTTTTTCGATGTCGATGTGCTCAAGGTCAGCAATGGCCTGTGCAAACTGTGCCACATCCTCGTTGCGTTTTTTGATCCAAAGAGTCTGTCGCTTGCGCAAGCTTTCGATTTGTTCTTCAATACGCTTGTTGGCTTCTTGCACAGCACGAATACGAAATTCTTCTTGACTGATGGCATCTTTGGTTTCTCGATTGAGCTCTTTGATACGATCGGCACGTTCTGATAGTTGTGTAATGCCCAACAACTGCTCAATAATTGTTCGTTGTTCATTGGCCTTCAAACTCAAAAACGGTTCGGTGTAGGTGTTCAAGGCCAGCACATGCTTGAACATGTCGTGACTCATGCCCAACACACGTTCGATGGCGTCCTGTGTTTCTCGACTGTCTCCTTGTGCTTCGTCTGTGGCAGTTTGTTCTTCGTTGTTGACGTAGAACTTGAGCACATTGGGTTTGCGCCCGCGCTCGATCTTGTAATCCTTGTTGCCCACACTGAATTCCAAACTCACCAGCATGTGCTTGGCGTTGGTCTTGTTTACAAGATTATCTTTGCGGATGTTGCTCAAGGCCTGTCCATATAATGCATAACTCAGTGCATTGATGATTGTGGTCTTGCCGGTGCCATTACGACTGCCGTCACCGCCTAGGTCCAAGTTCTCGCCTAGCACCAGTGTGAGGTCTCGACGATCGAAGTCAATACCCTGCGTGGCATTGCCCACGCTCATGAAATTGCGAACAGTCAGTGTTTTAAAATGTATCATAACTCTGGGGCCTGATTCTTGATATAGTATAGCATGTCTGAGGTTGTATTAAAATAGTTAACGGAACGAAACGGCATTTCTTTTTGGAAAATTGTTTCTAAATTTCCATTGATATAACTTTCTTGAAACAAAGTCAGTTTGGGTAGATCAATATTGATGTTGTTTTTAACGCAGTATATGATGCGATCACAAATTTTCTTGTGATCCAAATAAGGTATAAAACTTAAAAATTTTTCATGACTGCGATAGAACTCTTGATCAAACTCAAAACTCATGTTCAAAAATGTTTCTAATTTTTTTATTTGCGACACAAAACTTTGCAGATCATAGAACGATGCAAAATCAAATTGAAACACTTTAGCATTGTCGGGATACTTCATCTCTTGCTGTTTGATCCAATAACCGTTGGTGTTGGGATCTCGAAAGCCAAATTTAAAAAATTCTCTCAACACATCACGCGGTATGGAAGGTTCTTTTGAATCAAGAAACGGATATGCTGCATCAATCTGTTGCAACAAATTGCTATAAAATTTGTTGTTGAGTTTGGTTCTGGTATTGAATTCTATCTCGTCGTTGTTGATATTCATATCTCCGGCCCTCAACAGACTCACTGAAGACAATAGCAATAAATCATCTTGTTGAAAAACAATAGAGATAATCTTATCAAATTGTTTCATGTAATCAGTTGGATACGATTCAAACCAGTGTTTTGCCGAGAACAGTTTACTGTGATGATATGATTTGTTTTTTTGATGACTGGTACCCAGAGCAGTGAATACATCGCCAGCATCAACTACACCAAAATGTTTGTTCAAAACAGCTTCTAAAAAATTACCGTGACTACCAGCAACAAAATCAATAGGCACTATCATAATTGATTTTTTTCTTAAAACGCATGATCAGTTGATCAATATTGGCATTGTAACAAAATTCCTGAATCACAGTATTGTCCACTCTTATTGCTGATACTTCGTCAAATCTATCTTGCAAACGTGAATTATCCACAAACATCAAATTTAAACGAATTATCATGCTCTCGGGTTGATACATCTGTTGAACTTGATTGAAGAGCAACTTCAGTTGATCTACTGTGCGGTATTTCAAAATTGGACTGCGATCAAATATCACAGCACATGGTGTTGCTGACAATACGGGCCAAACAATGTTGTCATGGTCTCTATTATCCAGCAACCGATAAATTTTTTCTTTGGGTAGTCGAAACTCCAGGGCAGTTTTTATAGGATCAATGGAAATAATGTTCTTGTTGGCAAATACATTTTTGTAATGCCAGCCACAGCAGTCGATGACAACAACGTTGTCGCTAGAGAACATATTTATATTGATTAACTGCTGCGGCGAATCCAACTGTTGTGGATACAGTTGTTGATAAAATCGTTCTCGATTCTGGTCAGTGACCTGTGTTTGTTTTAGATCCATATACCCAGGTCAATGGCTGTACAAAATTAAAATGCCTACCAAGATCGTTGTCGTAATGTCCAGAATTGGTGACTGAATAGCCAAGGGGAAACACAACAGAAGTTAGCATGGTCGCAATATCTTTCCCTGCACAGCCAGTGTTGACAAAATGCTGATTGGTGTCATTTCCTCGTATGCAGTATCGATTGATTCCGATGTAAAAATTTTGTATCGGTGCCACAAGATTTTTTTGACATATATCTACAATATCTGAACACCAAACACCAAAATTAATGATCAACACAAGATTGTGTGAATTTTGGCTATGGCTCAAAAGATTTTTAAACTCAAGATCATTGCCCACATATTTTACATCTTTGTTGGCAAATAAATTTAGAATAAGTTGATCTTGATCGCACAGCGTTTGATTTAACTGAGTTGATCTCCAGGTCATAATGTCTGATAAATCTTTAACAGCAGTCGATTGTCGTAGAATTCACTGTCTATATTTGTGAGTTGGAATCAAGGCCATTTCTCGCAGATTGTAATCTTTGATATAGGTTTCTTTGATGAAGTTGGCTTCTTCGTATGAAATTTCAATATCTAGATTGACACGCACATGCATTCGGGGTCGGAGAAGAGTTTCAGCATTGTCAATGAGATTAGCCAAGCCGTAGACTCTGTAGGTGGGTTGGTCTGGCCATGCGAAATAACGTGGAGCCATGCCCCACTCCAACACAGTAAGTCCTCGTTCGTCGTCACCAGCATCTGCATAATTGTGAGGGAATGCGTTACCGATGTAGGTAATATTCTTTTTAGTCTGTCGCTTGTGAAAGTGTCCAGTGAATACATGGTCAAATCCTGCTAAATGTTCTCGCTGGATCTCACCGTGATCCGGCATCTCCACCATGGCGTTCATCAAGTAACCCGGAAGTTCAAAGTGGCCAAACAAGTATTGGCCCCGCATCTTCATGAGTCGCCGATGATCATCACCCACAAGCCAAGGTGCAATAACCACATCGTCACTGCAAAACCAATCGTTGCAAATTTCCACATTAGGGAGGTGCCGAGCCCACTCAACTGACTGTATATCACGCTTGTCGCGATAGTACAAATCGTGATTGCCAGGAATGAAATAAACACGTTCAAAGTTTGCATTCATGTGCTCCAGAGCTCGCAAGCTGTAGTTCAGCGTGACAATATTTAAGCTGGCACGGTTGTTGTGCCAGTCGCCCAAGAACAAACAGGTTTCACAGCCCTCTTCACGTGCCTTGGCTGTGGCCCACTTCACAAAAGTCAAACAGTCTTCGTTGTGAAGTTGGCTGTTTGATTTCAATCCAAAATGGATGTCAGTAAAGATTGCTGCTTTGCGGAATAGATTACTCATCCTGATAGTATACTACTCATCAAGACTAGAAACAACCGGACCGGACATGTAGCTGCCACCTTTGCCGGCGTTTTGGCGAGTCCACGAAGGGTTCAGCCCGTTCATTTCCAAGATGTCGTCGCGAATGTTCTGCATTTTCTTTTCGATATTCAAGATGCGAGTAAAGCTGTTAGTGATAGCGGCAGTATAATACGCAAAAGGGTTCTGCGATTTTGACTCGTCGAACTGGAGTCCAATTTGACTGAGTTGCAGCAGGGCTTGTCCCCGCATTTCTTCGTTGTAGGTGTATCCACGCCAGTTGCTCCTTGTGGCATAGCGCTCGCACAGTTTCATAAACATCATGGCCAACTTGCGAGTCATTTCGCCGTGATCTTTGGAAAATTCCCCAGTGGCCAAATCGCCCCGCCAGTGACTGCGGCCAACTATGTAAGGTTGCTTGGCATCGTCCAGTCTGTAGTGTTCAAATGGTGGAAAGTTCACACGCATCTTGGTGGTATCCTGTGGAACATCCACCAGTTCAATATCCACATCTTGTTCGGTTTCTATTAGATCTTCAAATTCCAAGATGTCTTCGATCTTGCGTTTCTTTTGCTGTGACTTGGGAATTTTTTTAGGAGCAGCAGGTATGTGATCCCAGCACGTGACTCTAAACACCAGCTCGGTGTGCGCAATTTTTTTGTCATTG